AAAGTATGAAACAAAAGAATCTGGAAGAAAATTCCCAGCTTGGAACAGAAAACTGATTAGTTTACAAAAGAAACTTGATAGTTTAAAATGATTATAGGTCAACTATTAGGTGCAGTCGGTGGACTAGCTACAACGTACCTAGATGGTAAGGTTGCAGTACAGAAAGCTAACGCTGAGATAAAAGTTAAGCAGGCTACTGGTGAACTTGACTGGGACTTAGAAGCAATCAAGGCCACACAGAATAGTTGGAAAGACGAATGGATTACTCTACTTTTCAGTATCCCATTAATTTTAGCATTTTGTGGTGATTGGGGAAATGAGATTGTACAGCGTGGGTTTGTAGCCTTAGAGGTTATGCCAGCCTGGTATCAGTACTCGTTAGGTGGAATTGTAAGTGCCAGCATAGGAATACGGTCTGTGTCTAAATTCTTTGGTAAGAAATAATGTGGGTTCTAGTCTGGCTACAACTTATATCGGGTATGCCTCTTGACTACTTTGAGCTAGGGCAGTATGATAGCAGAAAGATTTGTGAGCAGCAAAGAGAAAAAGCAGAAGTTATGATTACCCACAATGGTATAACGGTTGCCTGCATTGGAATCGAGAATGACAAAGCTGAATGAAAGCTCTGAATTTACAATACCACTAAAAAACCTGTTAGCTCTTATTGGTGCTACAGGTATAAGTGTTTACGCATACTTCGGAATAGAAGGTAGGCTCTCCTTTATTGAGCACGAGCAAGCAATGCTTATGCTTGAGGTAGAAGAGAATGACACTTGGATTGACGACTGGAAACCGCCAGCGTCAGTACAACAAAACATCCAACGAGTTAGAGATATGGAACTTAAAATAAAAGAACTGGAACTTAAATTGCAGTTTCTTGTAGCTACCAGAGGAAGACAATAATGAGTTTTAGTTTAAGTGTACGTAGTAATGCAAAGTTAAATGGTGTAGACCCTTCCCTAGTAGCTGTAACTAAAAGGGCTATCGAATTAACTAAAATAGATTTTGGTGTCACCTTCGGTATGCGTACCCTAGAAGAGCAGACAGCCCTCGTTGCTGCTGGACGATCACAGACCATGAAGTCTAAACACTTAGACGGACGTGCAGTAGACCTAATGGCCTACGTTGATGGAGAAGGTTGCTGGGAACTTAACGTGTACGACGATCTATGTGATGCAATGAAAGAGGCAGCAAAAGAACTCGACATTGCCGTCAAGTGGGGAGCAGCTTGGTCAGAGGGAGACATACGTACATACCCTGGTACAGCTGAAGACGCCATGATGAAGTACATTGATCTTCGTCGTTCACAAGGTCGCAGACCCTTCATTGATGGCCCACACTTTGAGTTAATGTAATGACTATTGAGTATAGGGGTGAAACATTTGCAGGTTATAACAAGCCCAAGCGTACCCCTAAACACCCGACAAAATCCCACGTTGTCCTCGCTAAAGAAGGTGACACCATTAAGCTCATCAGGTTCGGTGAGCAGGGAGCAAGTACGGCAGGAAAACCCAAAGCGGGTGAGTCTGACCGCATGAAGAAAAAACGTGCATCCTTTAAAGCAAGACACGGTAAAAATATAAAAAAGGGAAAACTCAGCGCAGCTTACTGGGCTGATAAAGTTAAATGGTAAACATATAGGAATCTAATATCATGGCAACTACTACACTCACACAAGGCATTGAAGCTTATCAAACAGATATTACATTTGGAGATGGTATTGATGTAACAGGAACTACTACACTTGGTAGCTCTGTAAATAGTCTCTTCGTCAAGCACGTAGCTCACGTTACTGGTGTTACAGTTAACTCAACTGCAGGTGACTCTCCAGCTATTGGTATATTTGCACAGCCAGCAGGTACAGTAATTACAGACATTAAAATCTTTTGTGTAACTGCTCCCGTTATTGGAAGTGGTGACATTGGTTATGAAGTAGGTACGTCTTCTTCAGGCGCACAAATTGTAGCTACTCAAGCTGACGAAATTTTAGATGCAGGTACAACCGTTGTTGTAGGTAACGTAACAGTTACTGCGCTAATTCTTCAGACGCAAGATGCCACAACTGCACCAGTTTCTGTTCAGTACGCAGCGGCTGCACGTAACATCTTCTGTAACATTACTAACACAGAAAACGCTACTACAGCAGGTTCATTTACCTTTGTTATTGAATACATACAGGTAGCATAATGGTTGATCAAGCTGCATTAGTAGGAGAAAACTTAGGGTGGGCTGTAGAAACTGCAGTTACCCTAGGTAACACTAATACTACACACGTAGATTGCACTGACGCTAAGATGGTGTTTATTGAGACAAGCCATGATTTAGATATTGGGTTTGCGGCAGCGGAGGCTGACGTTACAGATAATGACATTATGCTTCCTGCTGGTGTACATACTCTTGTAGTACCTAAAGCTATCGGCAATTCTACTATCCTAAACTATAGACGGGGTAGTAGCACAAGTACATTAGTACGTGTAATTTTATCGTAAGTTAAACAAAAAGGAATATACTATGGCTAAGATGCCTATGGTTAAAAAGAACGGCAAGAAAGTCCCTGCATTTGCTGCTGACGGTGTTGGCAAAATGATGAAGGGTGGAATGGCTAAAAAGAAACCTGCAGCTAAAATGATGGCTGGCGGTATGGCAAAGAAGAAGCCAGCAGCCAAAATGATGGCAGGTGGAATGTCTAAGAAAAGCGGCTACATGTATGGCGGCATGGCTAAGAAACCTGCAGCTAAAAAGAAGAAGTAACTGCATACCGGGATTGCAATCTTGTATGTAGTCCTGCACTAAAAAACATGGTATAACTATCCTTGGTAACATAAAAGGAGTTATACCATGTTTAAACGTTTTCTTAATAGACTACAACAAGGCCAAATGCGTAGAGTACAATACTGGCAGTTACATAACATGTCAGACGCTATGCTCAAAGACATAGGAATGACACGTGGTGAAATCAAAGACAGGTTCTACAACCAAGAAAAAGTCAACAGTTAATGCGGCTGGTAATTATACTAAGCCTACTATGCGCAAGCGTATTTTTTCTGCCGTTAAAGCAGGAACAAAAGGTGGATCAGCAGGGCAGTGGTCGGCCCGTAAAGCTCAACTTGTTGCATCTCGTTATAAAAAAGCAGGTGGAGGATATAAGTCATGAAGGGCGTAAAGCATTATAAGAAAGACGGTACGGAACATACAGGCGGTACTCACAAGATGCCTGACGGTTCTTTACACACAGGTAAAGCACACAGTAAGACAAGCGTAAAACTAATGCACTATAAAGATTTAAGTAAAACTGCAAAGGCTAAAGTAGATGGCAAAAGCAAAAAGTCAAAAAAGTCTTAGTCAGTGGACTAAGCAAGATTGGAGAACTAAAAGTGGTAAACCTTCGACTCAAGGTTCTGGCGCTACAGGGGAAAGGTATTTACCTGCAGGTGCTATTAAAGCTATGGATTCAGATACTTATGCGAAAAGTAGTGCAAAGAAAAGAAAAGATACAAAGGCGGGTAAGCAATTCTCTAAGCAACCTAAAAAGGCGGCTCAGACTTCCAAACGTTTTCGGAGGGGATGATGACCTCCTTTGAAGATGCCGACACAAATAACACTGGCGCTATTGAGAAGCCAGAGTGGGACGCCTTAGTACTAGAAGACAAACGTAGGAGAATAGAAGATGAGGACGCACATAGGGATCAAACTAGAAAGATGGCTTGGTTCGCTTTATGGGGAATGTTACTTTATCCTTTTGGTGTCGTTGGCACAGGTGCGCTTGGGCTTGACAACGCTTCGGCAATCATTGGGAGCATGGCTTCCATTTACTTTGTGTCTGTTGCTGGTGTTGTTTCTGTCTTTATGGGCGTAGCTACGTTAGCCAAGAAGGCTCCACTTAAATGATCATTGGTCAACTCTTAGGTGCAGTCGGTGGCTTGGCTACAAGTTACATGGACGGTAAGGTAGCCGTACAAAAAGCCAATGCAGAAATTAAAGTTAAGCAAGCTACAGGTGAGATTGATTGGGACATAGAGGCAATCAAGGCTACACAGAATAGCTGGAAAGACGAATGGATCACGCTACTATTTTCAATACCTTTGATACTTGCCTTCTGTGGCGATTGGGGTAATGAGATTGTGCAGCGTGGTTTTTTAGCATTAGAGGTTATGCCAACGTGGTATCAGTACTCACTAGGTGGAATTGTAAGTGCCAGCATTGGTATGCGGTCTGTATCTAAATTCTTTGGTAAGAAATAATGTGGGTACTAGTTTGGATACAATTAATCTCAGGTATGCCCCTTGAATACTTTCAGTTATCTGTGTATGATAGCAGAAATATATGTGAACAACAAAGAGAAAAAGCAGAAATTATGATTACACATAACGGTATAACTGTAGCGTGTATGCACTTAGGAAATGTAGGAGATAAACAGTGAGTTTTAAATTAAGTGAACGCAGCCTATCTAAACTTGAAGGCGTAGACAGCAGCTTGGTAGCTGTAGTCAAACGTGCAATTGAATTAACTAAAGTAGACTTTGGTGTAATCTACGGTATGCGTACAGTAGAAGAGCAAGAGAAACTTGTAGCGGCAGGTAAGTCTCAGACTATGAAGTCAAACCACCTTGTAGGTAAGGCAGTAGACTTGATGGCATACGTAGATGGTAAAGGCGTGTGGGAACTAAACGTCTATGATGATCTATGTGACGCAATGAAAGCTGCAGCAGAAGAACTAGGTACTCCCGTTAAGTGGGGTGCAGCATGGTCAGAGGGTGACATTCGTACATACCCCGGCACTGCAGAAGATGCAATGATGAAGTACGTTGACCTACGGCGCAGTCAGGGACGTAGACCGTTCATAGACGGGCCGCATTTCGAGAACATGTAAAGGAAGTAATATGGCACGTGAGTTAACAGAACGACAGCAAAAGTTTTTAGCAGTCCTCATGGATGAGGCAGGTGGAGACATTGGCACTGCTAAACTCATGGCTGGTTACTCAGCCAATACTACTAACACAGAGATTACTAATAGTCTTAAAGAAGAGATACTAGACGTAACACATAGTTACTTAGCACGTAACGTACCTAAAGCTGCAATGGCTATGGTAGGTGCCTTGTATGATCCTACTGAACTAGGCATACGGGATAAGATGGCTGCAGCAAAAGAACTACTAGATCGTACTGGTCTTGTTAAAACAGAGAAGCTGCAGGTAGAATCAAAGGGTGGTGTTATGTTAATGCCAGCTAAAGCAGTTGAAGAAGAGACATGTGCATGTGGAAACAATATAAGTGACTGTGCCTGTAATGACTAAATCTGTAGGTATGTGGAAACTACCCCAGCCGACTGACATAAAAGAAGACAATATATGGGTTTCAATCCCACGTGTAGCAAGAACAATTCCGTATGGGTATGAATTAGACCCAGAAGATAGCAGAATACTCTTGCCAATTGACTACGAACTTGATATGCTAGAGCAAGCAAAGAAATACATTAAACAGTATTCGTATCGGGAAGTAGCAAACTGGCTTACCAGAAACACAGGTAGGTCAATTTCACACGTAGGATTAAAGAAACGGTTAGACAATGAGCGACAAAGAAAAAACAAAGCTGGAAGCCTACGCAGATGGGCAGACTATGCAAAAAAGGCAATCGCCAAAGCGGAAGAAAT